CCACCGGCTCTGTTGGCTGTGGCTGCGCATTAACCAGAATGTTTTCCAACAATGAAGTCGGCGGCGATACAGCAGGAACCTCATAGTTCGGTGGTGGCGCGGGCTGCGCATTCACTAGAATGTTTTCCGGGAATGAAACTGGCGTTGTTATAATAGGCGTCTCATAAATTGGCTGTGGCTGTGGCTGTGGCTGTGGCTGTGCTTGCACGATTGTTTCGGGCAAAAGCGCGCTCGACAGTGCAGACCCAGCAGTAGAACCGATGGCTGATCCCGCAATGCTTGGCGCTGCGGACTTGATAGCTGTGGCCACAATGTCACCGGCAATGCTTGGCAGGACGGAAGGCGCAATCGCGCCCAGACCCGCAGATGCCACGTTCTGTGCAGCAGTGGCCGCAATATCATCTAGGAGTGATGGCAGGTTCGGAAGCACATCTGCTGCAAGTGATGCCGTCGGGGCAACAACATCGCCACTGGGAACGCCAGCGCCAAAGACGCCTTCCCCAAGTCCTGCGCCACCGCCAGCAATGGCAGCGCGAAGAAGCGTATCCTCTAGGCTACGGCCTTGGGCAACGCTTGATGCAGCGGAGCCAGCAGCAGCAGGAAGGATTGTACCGAGAAGACCACCGCCGGGAATAAGGGCGGATGCAAGGATCGGAAGGCCGATATCCGCAATTACTCCCAACGCGCTTTTATTAACCTTTTCATTTGCAATCGTCTTAAAATCGGATGTCCCCACTGGGACAGTCTGAATGTCCCATCCCGCCTTTTTCCCAAGTGTGTCGCTTAGACCTTTGCCAATCACCACTGCCTGCTGTGCGGCTTCAGGCCCAATGCCCTCAAACAGCACTTCTCCGCTTTTATCAACAATGCGAACAGGCTGGCTCTGTTCAACAAGCATTAGATTGTTGAAGCCCTGCGATGTTGGGTTCCCCTTGTTTGACAAAGGCGCTTGCACAAGAGAATATTGTCCCGGAACGGGGATGTTTGCGCCTTCAGGCATATCCATTCTTGGCATTACATCATTCCTTCTGGCGGGAGTGCAACTGGTGCTTCTATAGGAGCAGGGGCAGGAGCAATTGCCTGTGCGGCCTGAGCCTGTGCGGCAACAAGAGCTTTATTCACTTCAGCCTGCTGACGAAGCAATTCGCGGTCACGCTGCATCAACGCTTCAATGTTGGCAGTGTTGACCTGCGTTCCATATTTAGCCTCAATTTCAGCAGACTTTAGCATCACTTCCGCGTCGAGCTTGTCACGTTCACGGTCATCCTTCAGCAGCATCTCTTCGCGCTGCAGTTCAAGTTCTGCGGCCTTCTTCTGGATGTCAGCCTGAATGCTCTGGGCCTGAACCTGCGCCAAAATTACCTCAGGGCTTGGCGGAGGAGGCGTCGGAGCTGGTGGCTGGAAGTTCTGCGGATTGGTGAAGAATTGCGAAACGTCCTTGAAGCCAGCAATCGCCAGCATCTGCTCCAGCGTATTGTAATAGCCACCAAGGCTGACCAGCGGATTGTTCATCGGCCCCATCTGCTGCAAGATCATTTCCTGCTTCTGGGCAATGAGATTGAGGAAGCCCATCTTCTGCTCGTCGGAGCCAGTGCCAAGAGCGACATTGACAACGACATCCATGTCAGCATCCCAGACGCGGGGGTCAATCGGCACAAACTCATTGCGCAAGCGGACCATGCGCGGCTTGTCCTGATGTTTTACCAGCAATTTCAACGACTTATCCATCAGCGTCTTGAAGCCGGTTTCGGCAAACATACGGCAGATGAGTTCGATGTGCTGCTGAGCTGCCGTCACGGTTGCGTTCACAGCCGTTGCAGTGGCTCCCATCAGAGCGTTTGCATCAAGGCCAGCAGATGCCTTGTTAATGCCCGTGCGGCTTTCCTTCACCTGATCCATATATTCAAGCATCGGGAATGCAGCCTGAGATACGTTAGGCGTGATAAATGGCTGCACCGCGCCCTGCGACTTCATGCGGATAATGCCGCCAACCTCGGTATTCAGCACGTCTTCAATGGACGCCTGACCTTCCACAACACCCATGCGCGGGTAGATCGACTGAGCCAAGCTATCGAGCGTGTTGCGTAGAATGGACGATTTGATGCGCTGGATGTCCATCACAACGTCTGCAACCGACATACCAAAGAACGTATGTGGCTCAGGGTCAGGGCAGAAGTCGAAGAATGGATGATCATCGACGGCTTCTTGATGCAGCAGTTTATACGCAGAGCCACCAACACAGACCTTGCGCAGTTCAGCGATACCGTCACCGTCCATGTCGACGTAGACGTAGCCCTCAATGTAGAGAACCTTCTTTGATGCAGTGTCCGTACGCCCAGCGCCAAGGATGGTCGCCTGCGGGTTACGGTCAAACGCCTCCTGATTGCCGTCAAAGTCGTCTTGGGTTTCGTAGCCCAGCTGTTCAACTTCGCTCTGTTCGTAGCCCATCTGGACCAGCTCAGAGACGGTCAGATAGCGACGATGGCCGATGAACTCGAAGTCGTTCATGGACTTGGCCCGGCGATCAATCAGCAACTCTTCCGGCGGAAGGGCCTGCATATTGAGGCGGCCTTCTTTGGTCTTGCGCACAACGGTTGCGCTATACGTCGGCGTCTGAATGACGGTCACAATATCTTCAGGCGTCATTGCCTCAGTTTCGCCGTATTCCACCTCAACTTCACGCAGTTCGACAGTGGGATCGGACATCAGGACCATGTAGGCGTTTTCGTCCAAGCCCTCAATTTCGTAGGTCTTGACCGTTTCCTTCTCGTCCCACCAGACCTTGCCAAAACCATTCTTGCGGACAAGAGCATCCTTGAACATCGCATAGGCATGGAAGAACAGGTTATTGTCGCGTGTCAGGCAGTAGTTGACGTAATCCGTCGCCTGCTCTGCGTTCTTAACATCCTCTGGCCCATTGGGAGCAAACTCCACAACTGACGACGAGCCAAAGAATACGCGCATGACGGAAGGCATAATGGCTTGCACGGTATCGCGCACGTCCATCGACATGGCCTGAGAGCGGCCTTCCTCTTCGTTGCCAAAGGGCTCGCCCTTGTAATACTGGCCAGCAAGAGCGCGCTCCGGGGAAACCGTGTCGTCGATATACGCCTGCGCGTCATCAATTTCGCCAGCGACGATGTTCTGCAGCTCTTCGTCTGACATCATTTCTTCGTCAGTGGCTTCGATGTCAATTTCGATGCCGTCGTCTAGCATCATGGCATCATCGACAGCAGCGTTCGACGGTTTCGCGTTATTCCGATATGCCATAGTCTTACCTTACTTCTTTTTCGACTTGCCAGCTTCAGACAATGCGATTGCAATAGCCTGCTTGCGGCTCTTAGCCATAGGAGCCTTGGCCGGTCCCTTGGGGTTTACACCAGCGTGAAGGGTGCCGCGCTTGTACTCACCCATGATTTTGCCAATCTTCTTGGCCGCTGCGCTTAGCTTTTTCATATCATTTTCCTTTTGGCTTGGCATTCTTAGCAGTTTTTGCAGCAGCCTTAAATGCCGCCGCGCTGGGAGCGCCCTTCGTCCCCGGCTTACGCATCTTCTCACCAGAGCCAGCTTTGATCCGCTCCCGCTTCGCGTGAATTGCAGCATAAAGGCCCATCTTCATTTGGACTTCCCCTTGTTGCGGGCGGAGATTGCTTTGGACTTGGCTTTCGCGTCTGCTTTAGATGACGCACCCCACGCTTGCAGCGAAAGGAGGAGGCGAGTTGGTCGGCCCTTCTCGTCACGCTCCGGCCCCGGCATTCCACCCATACGCGCTAAGAATGACGCCCTCCGTGGATTGTCGCCAGACTTAACCGGCGCTTTCAAGTTCATCCCTTCAGCTTTGGCAGACGCACGACCTTTGGCGTTCAAACCGCCAGACGCCGACTTCCCTTCCTTGCGCTGCCATGCAGGAGACTTCATTAAACGATACCACGTATATTTCGCCTGATAGGCGTATAACCCATTTGCTCTCTGTGCGCTATGGCAAAGTATCTGGCTGCGTCGGCATAGTGACTGGTCCAGTCATGGAACGGATGCGTCTGAAACTCTTGGCGCTTTTCATCATAATTGCGGCGATACATCCGCAAGGCTTCGATCCCCTGCTTGCAAGCCGTCTTGTCAAACCACGAACGAGGCAGGAGCATACGCAACGCTTGAATACCGTCCATAATGTCCATGCGTGGCGCGACTTCGATGTTGCGAAGCCCAAGTTCGCTCAACACTTCAAGGCGGCTCTTGCCTGTCCCCAGTTCACGGACGCGCACGTCATGTGGAAGATAGTGATTGCCCCAAACGTAAGGCTTGTCCTGTAGCTGCTTGACATACCAGTCGAGCGCAACGCCTTCACCCTTCAGGCAGTCAATCCAACGTGTCTCGCCGCCATGCGCTTGGACGAACCAGATCACCGTGCTGTCAGACATACCCAAGTCCCATGCGGTATGCACTGGAAGGGCTGGGTCATATGGAACGCTTGTGATGCGATTGGAGGCTTCCATCTCGCTAAACTCTTTGCCGTAATACGCTCCACGAACAGCGGCTTCAAAGCTGCACTCGTATTCCTGCGCGTATTCGTCCTCGCTCATCATCCGTCGAGCGTCTGTCAGTTCCTTGTCGTCCAGCAGGCCAGTCTCAGAAGCCTTTAGCATCAGGCGCGACCAGTCTTCGTCTTCCTCCGCGTTCTGCCACAGGTCGAAGAAGACGTTCTTACCCTTTGGCGTCCCAATGAAGATGGCCCAACCCTTACGGTCAGACAACGCTGGGCGGATCACCTGCGTCCAGACTGTTGGGTTCATGTCTCCAAATTCGTCGAGGACAACGCCGTCGAGATAGATACCACGAAGCCGATCGGGATTGTCAGCGCCATAGACGCGAATGCGCGCCTTATTTGGCAGCTCTACCCACAGCTCGCTCTCGTTGATCTTTACGCCCGGAAGGAAGGCGACAGCTTCCTTGATGTATGTCCAAGCGATGTCTTTGGCTTGGTTCAGCTGTGGGGCGATATAAGCAAAGCGCGGGCTGCTGAGTTTGCAAGCAAGCGCACGACGCACAATCTCGTTGACGCAGGCAACAGTCTTACCGGCACGACGATGTGCAACGGTAATCATCCATCGTGTTTTACGCTTGTGGAGCGGAAGAAACTGTTCCCGCGCCCTATACGGACTGATTAGGTCAATCGTCCGCGTCATTGTCCAAGCCGGGATAATGCACGATGCCGATGTTTCCTTCGACGTGGAGCTTAGAAGGCTCATTGTAGCCGTGCATTGCATTTAGCTCTTTGACGGCTGCAACCTTAACGCTTCCTGCGCCAGTTTCGTATGTTTCCTTGAGCGCCCTTACAGACATCTCACGGGTCCATAGAACCTTCTCTGATAGAGCCTCTTTTAGCTCCCTCACTCTTTCCGCGACCTTGCCGTCACTCATTAGCACAGATGCTTTCGAGTAAATGGTGTTGTCGGCCATTCCTTCAGCGTCATATGCAGACCGATAAGCGTCGGCCTGTGTCATGCCGTCAGCGATGGCCTGAGCAAATGCTTCCTGTTTAAATGTCAATTTCATATCAGGCTTATACTCCCGTTTCGCCTGAAATGCTATTTAGGCTTTGGACCATGTTTTGTCAAAGCAGCTCCCCCACATAATCCAGCAGTCGCTTCACCGCCTTGATGTCCTTCTTATACGTCTTCTCATCCTCTGGATGGACGTAATCATGGGCAAGATTGCTTTCGAGGATTTGCAGCGTGTCCTTAAGCCATTCGCGCACAAGACCGTCGAGCATGGAAGGGTCGATCTCGATCATCATCTCAGTCGCGCTCCAGCTTACGCATGGATTTCACGAAGCGCCCGGTCTTGGGGTCGCGGTCAACCAGCGTGTCATATTCCTCTTGCAGTTCTTCCAGCTTGCGCTTCATCCCTGCGTTGGCGATGATAAAGCTAGTGGCCGCGCCCAGCACGAACCCTCCGATGGCGTAAATCTCACTCATATCAGTCTCTCCTCTATCTTGCCGCACTTGAAGCAGCGTCGCTGTTGATACTCGCGCACGTAAAGGCGCTCCCTCTGGTATGTCTCAGACCAGCGCGACCAGTCGTGGAACCAGCACCTCACAGCATCATCCCCAACAGCACGATGCCGGTCACCAGTGCGCCGAAGAAGATCAGCACGCAGATGATATGGATCACGTCCGCAAGTGCGCCGTCGATCTCCGACGTGATGCGACCGACAAGCCACGACAGCGCGAAGACCACGAAGGTTATTCCGAATGCGCTCATTTCAAATGCTCCTTTGCTTCGACGGCGTCGGCCACATCGTATTGCGTCATGTTAACCTCAGGCCCAATGTTCCACAGATACGCCACGATCTTGGCGCGCTCCTCTGCTGCTGCTAAATCCATCGCGCACTTGTGGCAGTAAACCGCCTCGACCGTGCAGGGGACAAAGCCTTCGCCAGCAACGCACTGTTCATCTGCATATTCAACGCAGACGCCAAGGCATCCATCTTCAGCCTCATGACCGCATGATAGGTGTATCGTCATTGCTCTGCCTTTCCTGCTAGGGCTGCGCGGGCGATGTCAGACTGGTGAGAGCCTAGCGAAAAATCACCGCTAAGGTCCGTCCGCAATCGGGCGATCCGCTCCAACGCCTCACGCAGCCGCTCAACATCCATCATCGCGCAATCGTAATCGACCTTCCATTGCTCAATCTCTGTCGTAAGGATTGCGTTAGCCTCTCTTTCGCTATCCAACGACAAAACGGCTTGATGCCATTCCCGCTTTTGCTTGCGCAAAATGTTGATCTCTGTATCTTCATTAGCTTGTAGCGTCCGCACTGCTGAGGCTTGGATTTTTATGGCCTTCTTCAACCGCTCAATCTCTGCTGCCTGCTCCTCAATATGGGCCTTCGCAGTGCGGGGGAGACAAACTTCGCTGGAGCAAGGACAGTCCAGCCACTCAAGTAGATCGTCGCTCATTGCTCTGCCTTTCCTGCTAGGGAGTGCCATGCCTGCCACGCTTCCGTATAGCCGCAGTTACAAGGCCCCCTTGCCCATCCCCTGACGCAATCACAGGCGTCTTCGTGACCTGCGTAGAACCCTAGATCATTGCCAGCCTCACGCAGCCGCTCGTTCTCTGCCCGCAGCATGTGATGGTGCGCGTCCTCTGCCGCCTTCCAGCTTTTGAGTTCTTCAATCTCCGCCGCTTGGGCTTCGATACGGTTGGATAGGTGGGCGATCTTTGTCGCCTCCCATGCGCTTGGAGAGAATTGGGCCGCCTCATCCTCGTGGACGGCATAATTCACCCCGTCGATAGCATCGCTTTGCAAATACCTCCCTGCCTCGGCTTTGATAGCCGTGTAGCCCGCGTTTTCGGGTCGGTAATACAGGCCGCGCTTAACAAGCAGATACCGGCGCTCAACCAGTTTGTCAGTCATGTGCGTCATCCTGTGCATATTGGTCGCGGACGGAATACCAATCGTAACCAGAGCCATCCTCATATTTGGGGATGTTAAACCCCTCGGCAAGTTCATCGCTGGCGGCCTCCCAAGCGGTATCGTCTCGGCAACAAGAGCAACCAGCAGCGCAATACAGTTTGGCAACCAAGCCCCGCAGCCGCTCAATCTCTGCCGCTTGGGCTTCGACCTTGATCTTGGCCTGCTCCATCACCTCAGAGGCGCGCTCCACGTCATTGACGATGGAGACGTACTCGCACTCGTAACCGAAGGCGGGGCAGCGTCCGTACTCGGTCATTTCCCAAACCCCTCTTCTCTCATGCAGTGCAAATCGCTTGAAGCAATTTCCTCTGGGTCATCTTCCGGCCACGCATCGTGGGACGCCTCGGCCATCAGCTTGAGTTCCGCTTCCGGCCAGCCCGTCACAGCCATGTACTCCGTGTAGCGGCGCATCCACTCGTCACGGCTCATTTCCCAAACCCCTCTTCCCGTCCGTGATTAACATGAAATCCGTAATCAACTTCCGCCTTCTTGCGGGATGCAATCGCGTCTTTCATGTCATCAAAATACCCAAGAAAAATGCACCGCTTCTGGTGAACCAATTGCGCCTGCCACCTTCCCCGTTTGGACGCATACGTCACGCCGGTCACTCCGCTGCTATTTGCGCTGCTCAGCTTTGCGTTTTTTGCATTGTCTGAAACAGTAACAACCCGAAGGTTTGCGATCTTATTGTCCGCACCGTTCCCGTTTATGTGGTCGATCACACCAGTCGGCCACTCGCCATAGTGCATAGCCCAAGCAATCTGATGCGCGTGATAATTCACACTATCAATCGCCCCCTGCCTGTAGCGCCCGCCGGAAACGTAAGTAAACGCCTCCTTGTTAGCCCACTGCGTGTTCCAACTAGCGGGATGCCCATCGTAGAACCGCCATACCAAACGGCCTGTGTCGGGGTCATAATCCAAACGCTGCTTTAAGTAGCTTACGTCATGTTTCATTCTCCGAACCCTTCCAAATATAGTTCGATGGCTCGAATGCAGATGTCCACTGTGCACGCATCCAACAGCATCGCCTCCCACGCACACAGCAGCTTGCGATCAACCGGCTTCTGTTCGTGCTTGGCGATCATGTCGCAGAGAGCGCGGAAAGCGCCGCCAGCTTTATACATCAGCGTGACGTTATTGACGCCGTACTCGCTCCGCTTCGCAGCTTCGATCAGCACCCAGTCTTCTGGTGTTTGTGTGTCAGTCATGCCACCACCCCATAATCCGCAGGCCGCGCAGGGATTTTATCCGGTGATGCAAAGCCAAACTTCGGCAGGAAATAAAACGGCTTACCGTCGCGCTTCAGGATTTTACCCCCTTGGATTTCAGACGACGCATACCCTGCCGCACCCCATGCCGCACCCCATGCCGCATCCCCTGCCGCATACCCTGCCGCAACCCATGCCGCATCCCCTGCCGCATACCCTGCCGCATCCCATGCCGCATCCCCTGCCGCAACCTTTCGCCAGCCAGCAACGTCTAGCGTGTCCATATACCACCAGAAGTCGAGCAACTTGTTCCACTGGTCGCCGATGACCTTAGCAGGGTCGGTCAGCACAATGGCCGGTGCGCCGTCGATCTTGTCGTTCGTATTGCGCAACAGAACAGCATGGGCGCGGCTGATATTCAGTAGCCTGGCCGTTGCTTTATCCGCTTCCGCCTGCTTGGTGTCTTTGAGCATCATCGCATCCCATCCACCAACAACGTGCAGCACTTGGCCTTGCGCGCACATACAGGACAGGTTGCCGTCTTCGTAGCTACCCATGTCGATCAATGAACCCTTATAAGGCTTGCCTTCGTCGGTGTTCCAACGGGCGATCAGTTCGTTAATGTTGTTCATTTCCCAAATTCCTCTTCCCACAACGTGATGGCGAGGACGGCAAAGTCTGCCTTGTAGCCATCTGCAACCCACCTCCTGTGCGCCTCCCGCGCACACAGCAGCTTGGGATCAACCGGCGGCTGCTCATGCTTCAAGATCATGTCGCAAAGCGGGCTGTATATTTCATGGGTGATATAGGAATGCTGCAACTGGTTGAGGGTGTATATCCCCTCCCACCCACACCGCTTCGCGGCTTCGAGCAGCACCCAGTCTGGTGGTGTGTCGGTCATATCAGTTTACTCCCGGCTTCCCATCCAAACCGCGCACAAAAGGCTATCACAAATGTTGCCATACCAAATGCAACGATAGCCATTAGAATGTCGATAAATTGCTGCATATCTCTTTCCTTCATACAACAGTGATCTTTACGTCATAGGCCCACGCAACAAGGTCGACCTGCTCTGCCTCAGTCATTGGGCCGTGCAGCTTCCCGGACACTATGATTGCCTTTGCAAGCTCCTGCGAACCTTCGACCAGCTTGGCATAATACTGAGCATCACTCTCCTTGCTGGGCAGTTTGTGCGCTTCAATGCGCTTTGGGTTGCGGGTCATGAAAGCGTTCATCGCACGGTCTCCGCAGGCTTGCAGCTTGTGACGATAACCTTGTCACCCTTGCTCTTTGGCGTCCGTTCAATGACAATTGGCTTGATACCCTTTAGGGCGAGGAAGTCCCGATAGCTGATCACAGTGCCAACTCCTTTGCGAGTGCGACTGTGCAGATGAAACCCATCATAAAGGTCATGGCTGCGGTCCAAATCATTTCGCTGCGTGTCATTTCACATTGCTCCCTTTGCGCGGGCTTTGTCGTACATACGCTTGTACTGCGCCGCCTTGGTCATTTCGTATTGATAGTCGCGGCTGGTGATGTGCTTGCCTGCAACGCGCTTGGCAGTGGCAATCTTTGCCAGCGCCTGAATGCGGTCATGGTCGAGGCGCATGGACCCCATCGCGTGATACTGCTTTGATGACTGGTAGCCAATGATCCAGAACTTTGCGATTGCCCGCTGGCGTTTGATGTATTCCTCTGAGTAGGTCATTTTCTAAACTCCCTTCGTTTCTATGCAGCCCACTTTACGGCCAAAATCACACTGGTCAATACCTGAATGCTATTTTTTTTCACCTTGCGTTGATTTTTGCCAAAACTCCACGTCCCACTCGCTTTCAAAAGGCCAAGGCTTGAAGCGCCAGTCATCCGTCTTGACGTTCCGGCGCATTTGCCCATTGCGGAACTTGATGTCGATAAATTCATGGGGAGGCCGTCTCCCTATGTTGTAAGGCACTTGCGGCGAGCCTTGTCGATCTTGTCGAGCGTTCCCAGCGTGACACCGTGCTTGGCGGCGATTGCCACCTTCTGCATCTCCAGCCATGCAAGGTCTTTGTGAATGGCGTCGTTGTGATCCGCCCGTAGTGGTGTTCCTCTGGGCATCACTTCGTCACCAAGTCGAAGTAGCGGCGTCCGTTCTCATCCTTCTTTATGATCGCCTTTACGGTTTTCACATTCTCGTTGATCCAGTTCACATAGTCGTCAAAGTGCGTTGAGCTTGTCGATACGCTCCCAGCTGTGGAGCGCGTGATTTTCTTATCGGTCATAGGTTCCCTCTACCTTTTGAATGCGTTCACCGATCCGGCGCATGACCGGGACGGCCATTGAGTTTCCTAAAGCCTTGTATCGAGGCCCATCTGGGCAATCACCTGCTGATTTATTCCTCCAGGGGATTGCTGTGTAATTATCTGGGAAGCCTTGTAGGCGCTCTTGCTCTATTGGAGTTAGCCGCCTGACACCACCGCCATCAATGACGAATGCTTCTTCTTCTCGCAAGCATCCCGCCCCGCTTCTGGTAAGGCAAGGAAATACCCACCCAGTCCCCGATCTCTCTTTGATGACCGGCGGAGTATACCCCGACAAGCCTTGGCGCTCAAAAAGAACCGCTGCTGCACTGGCTGCGTCTCCAAGACATCCGACAACGAACACACGACGGCGGCGCTGGGCCACTCCGAAGAATTGAGCGTCAAGCACTCTGTAGGCGAACCCATACCCGAGTTCGACCAAGCCCCCGAGAATGGAACCAAAGTCCCTTCCTCCGTTCGATGACAAGACGCCGGGGACGTTCTCCCAAACCACCCATCTGGGCCGTGTTCTGTCAGCAAGCCTAAGAAATTCGAGCGCCAAGTTGCCACGGTCATCATCCAATCCGCCTCTGAGGCCAGCGATTGAGAAGGACTGGCAGGGCGTTCCTCCGACAAGAAGGTCAATTGGTCCATATTCGTTTGCCTCAATTGTTGTGAAGTCACCGTGTAGTGGGACATCAGGATAATGGTGTTGCAAGACAGCCCTTGGGAACGGCTCAATCTCGCTGAAGAAAGCTGGCTCCCAACCAAGAGGATGCCAAGCGGCTGTCGCAGCCTCAATGCCGCTGCAAACGCTGCCGTACCTCATCGGTCATAAGTCCCTTCGAGCAGTTTGATGAATGTGCTGGGCTGAAGCAGGAAGTCGAAGTTTGCTCGCCAGCCTCTGTCGTTGTCTCCGCACAGGAATTTCGATTTGTCGATGGCTGACAGCGCCTTGGACCAGTCTGCCGCTTCTGGATATTCCTTAATCCGCGCTTGCACCTGTCGTCTACGTGCTTCCGTTACCTTGGAGACTTTCGGTAGGCCACGGTCAGCAGCCAGATCATTCCAAGCGTCAACGACATCGTGGACAGAGAGGTCATCGTCAGATGACATATCCTTTGGTGTGTTTTGATGTATCTCTGATGTATTGGGTGACACTGTGTCAGGGGTGGGGTGACTGTCTGTCAGGGGTGGGGTGACACTGTGTCGGGGGTGACAATCTGTCAGGGGTGATAAAATCCAGTATTTATTGCCCTTACCAGTTACCTCATCGCGGCGAACAAAACCCGCCTCCTCCAGCTCTCTGATGATGCGCTGGATTGACCTCGCAGCCATGCTTGCCTTGATAGCCAACCGATTGATTGATGGCCAGCAAAGACCTTCGTCGTTCGCCCAATCAGCAAGCGCCAATAGGACCAGTTTCTGGGTGGATGATAGGTCTGTGCGTTCCCAGACGGCGGTCATGATCCGTATGCTCATAACGCAATGCCTTGCGCGAGACGGAATACGTTTGTAGAAAATGTCATTAGCATTGCCATGTTCTCCGGTGGCGGTGTAGGGCGGGGAAGCGGAGCGTCAACTCCATCCTCGCCCGCCTTTCATAACACAATTCAATCGTCGTTCAAAGCGCCATATTTGACGCTGGATGTCCGCCGCAGGCCCAAGTGATGATTGACTGTCGTCCTATCAATTTGCAGGTGAGCCGCGATCCTGTCTGCGTTCCAGCGCATTTCGTGGTGCAGCCTTTGGATAAACTCCCGGCGCGCCGCAACTAGGTGCTTTACCCGTGACCGGCTGAAAATGTCCTCAATTGACACACCGTGCCGCTGGGTGACTGTGCGCTTTATGTCATCCATCTTGAAGCTGGTGTAGACCGGCACTTTAACGGCGACTGGAGCCATCAGCATTGCCCGCCGAGGTGGCCGTGGAAGCGGTGTCGCTCGCTGGCGGTTGGTGGTAATTCTAATCATTGTGTTTTGTCCCTTCTTTCTATATTATTCGCCTGCGTCAGTTTTGGCGTGGCCGGGGCGTCGAGTTACTCCCTTCCTCCGCTCCGGCCTTATCTCCCGCAGATCGTGTGTCGGAAACAGTGCCTTGAAAAGCGCCTTGCGGATCGGCCAGTCCCTGCTGTCAACAGCCTTGGACCCCTTCACATCTTCCACGACTTCTCTGCCGCTCTGCAAATAGGCGAAGTCCGCAAGATAGCCTAACCGCCTGCCGTTATCGTGTTTGACCTGTATGCCATTGATAACAAACCAAAATTGCGGAAACACGAGCAGGTCATCAATCTCACCAGCGGCCAGCATAACGTGCAGTTCATCACACCGTTTGGCTTCCGAAATGCTGTCGTGCTTGTGGCCGGTGGCGCAGTACGCCTTCTTAGCTTTCCACTTTTTCACCTGTAAGCTCCTTCATTGTAATCAAATTATCAAGAGCTTTGGTCGCCCGGTCAAGAGTGTCCAGCCGGGGTGTCACCTTTTTCCAGTTGGTGAAAATCGTCGGAGCTAACTTTGCCTGCGCGGCGATGGCTGATCGTGTGATGCCGTGGAATGCGGCCTTAGCGAGTAGTTCCCTTACCTTGATATGCACTTCATTCTCCTTGTTGGAAGCCCCTCATACGATCTAAAAAATTATATTGTCAACGCAATTTTTCCTATTGCATTGTCGGATGGCGGCTGTATGTTGGCCTTGTTAGCAACGAAGGGAACTTAGAAATGATTGCAGCAGAATACACCAACGGCACCGCCCGCATCGCTCCGATGCTCTGGATCACCAAGATCGAGAATGGTCGCCGTGAATACCTGCAAGGCTATTCGGTCAACGGAAAGCGCGAAGCACGTAAGCTCGCCCAGACCCTCAACGCACAGCCTTGGAACTTCTAATGGACAACTACCAAACAATTATCGACATTTTGGACGCCCAAGTGTCTACCCCATATGGCGACAGATGCTCATTCAAGCTGGGTTATCTCGTCTCATTGATGGCAACCTTCGCAGACCGCTACCCAGAGGTGGCTAACGATTTGCGCGACCGATTGAAAACAGCAGGGGAATTGAACTGATGACGAAACATGAAAACATTATGCAGGCCCTTGTCGCCGCACTTCCTGAGCTAGAGAGCGCGAAGAAAAACAAGGCCAATCCAGCGTTCAAATCAAAGTATGCTGACCTTGGTGCGGTGATCGAAGCAATACAGCCGATCCGCGAGCATGGCCTTTGGTTCCGTCAGTTTTCCCACGATCGTGATGGTGGGAGTGCGGTGGAGACTTTCTATACTCATGCAACTGGGGAATTGTCTGCTGGAATATACTTCGTTCCAGCAGATAAGAACAACGCTCATGGATATGGCTCCGCAAACAGTTATGCGCGCCGATACGGGCTGCAACTTGCCTTTGGCCTTGCCACTGAGGATGATGACGGAAACGCAGCAAATGCGGCCCCTGCAAGAGCGCCGCAGCCGATCAGCACTGAGCAGCTTGAGAAGGTCCAAGACTTGGTGGACGCCACCCAGAGCGATGTGGTCGCCATCTGCAAGAAGCTAAAGGTCAACAGCCTCAAAGAGATGACGCAGGATCAATACGCATACGTCACTGGCGTACTTGAGAAGAAGAAGGGATAAGAGGATGGTAAACTTCATGGAAAGAGCCAAAATCATTGAGATTGCAGAGCTTATAAAGTCTCAGTCTGATGATGAGGAATTGCTTCTGGATATGCTGGAAGGCGAAACCGATTTATTCGAAATTGTCCGCAAGCTGCTTGAGGCTAACGAGGATGATGAAGGGAAAAAGGCCGCGCTTGCAGAGCAAATGGCTGCTCGAAAGTCACGCAGAGACAGGTGCGACAATCGCATTGCGTCGCGCCGAAACATCATCCGTGAACTTATGCTGGCCGCTGGTCTGGATAAGCTGCCACTGCCCGAAGCGACAATCTCAAAACAAAAGGTCAAGGCCAAGCTTTACATTGTTGACGCAGACGCGGTTCCGCAGGAATTTTCAAAGGCAACATGGAAGCCGGACCTTGAGAAAATTAAAGCAGCGTATGACGTTGATGCGGCCCTGCCCAATTGGCTGTCCGTCGATCCAGAACGCGAAACAATAGTTATTAGGCGCGCATAGGAGGCTCACATGACACAGAACGAAATGGTTTTGGGCTGGCTGAAGAAGGCTCCTATCGGCCCGATGGCAGCGATGAAGGAACTGGGCGTTATGCGTCTGGCAGCGCGGATCAAGGACCTGCGTGATGACGGCCATAAAATCCAGACGGAATGGGATTATGTGATCGACCGCTATGGTCAGGAGCGTCGAGTGGCGCGGTATGTTTTGAAGGAACTAGCAAATGGCACTTCCACAAAGGGTGAAACAGAAGTCGGACAAGGCAGACAAGCAGAAGAGAAGTCCAGCACATCGCGCTTGGGTTCGTGGCTTCGCCTGTTCGGCCTGCGGATTGACTGAGGCAATCGAGGTCGCTCACGTTCGCCGGGGAACAGATGGCGGAATGGGTATCAAGCCGAGCGACAGATGGACAATCAGCCTGTGCAAATCCTGCCACGCTCAACAGCACCAGCAGGGAGAAGAAACGTTTGAAAAGTGCCACGGTATTGATATGAAGGCGCTGGCTGAAGAGTTTTTTAGAAACAGCCCTCACAAGAGGAAATTAGAAAATGACAATACCTAATGACGCCCCCGTCTCAGAACGCTTTCGATTGGCGGCACTGGAATGGACGGAACTCGACAACGCCGCAAGGATGTTGGAAGAAGGCAAGACCACATATCTTGCACAACAAAAGACGCGGCTTGGCGATATGCCTGAAGCCAAATCAGAACGTATCGTTAAATCGTCGAAGGAATGGTCGGATTACATCAAGGCGATGGTCCGGTCTAAAACAGCAGCGAACAAAGCTCGCATTGAAATGGACTATCTCAAAATGCGTATGCAGGAATGGATCGCTGCAGAAGCAAACAACCGTGTAGAAAGGAAGATGTAATGACAAATATGGTAGCAGCCGCCGAACTTCGGCTTTTGATTGAGCGCATCGAGCGCCTTGAAGAGGAAAAGAAAGGCATTTCGGACGACATCCGCGATGTGTATTCCGAAGCCAAGGTACGGGGTTATGACGCCAAGATTATGCGTCAGATCATCAAGCTGCGGGCGATGGAAGCACATGATCGTGCTGAATTTGAAGCAATTCTGGACACCTATATCGCAGCATTGGGAATGTAATATGCAGAAAGTGTTCATTACAGGCGGTCTGGGCCGCGATGCAGAGCTTAAAGCCACACAGGGAGGCGATGAGGTTCTGACGTTCCCTGTTGGCGTCTCACAGGGCTTTGGCGACAAGAAAACGACCAACTGGTTCCGCTGCTCTCTCTGGGGCAAGCGCGCCCGGTCATTGCAGCCCTATCTGCTCAAGGGCGTAAAGGTTACTGCTGTTGGGTCACTGGTCATTGGTGAGTATGAAGGCAAGGCGCAATTCAACGTGTCCGTCGACGAGGTTGAGTTTATGTCACGCGCTGACAATGCCAAGCAGCCGACGGCGCACGATACAGCCAAGCAGAATGGCTATCAGCCTGATCTTGATGACGATTTTGCGCCGTTTTGAGGATGGAGGATAACATGAGCGCATTGCTACCAATGGCCCGTGAGATTGTCGCAAAAGCCTATCGTACAGGCTCTGTTGTGTATCGCGGCATCATTGGCGGGCAGTGGGACCGTGGAGAAGCGGTCCAGAATGCCGTGAAGGAACTTGTCAACGCTGGTGGGCCTTACCCAAAGCTACCAGAGGAGCGAGAGCCAGAGCGGCCAGTTAATGCTATTGACGACGAATGAGGGGACGGGGGCAGCTAATAACTGCTCCCGTTATCTCATATGCGAACGCGGACCCAACTTCTTGCGATGACGCAACCCAGCAGGGGAATGACGGCGCTTCTTGCGCTGCTGTGGCTGCCATGCAGTTTCTTTGGAAGCCTTCTTAGCCATCAAATTAGTCCATCCAAGATACCGGGCATCTTACGCTTAGTCGAACGCTTCTTTTTGCCAGCGCCGATCTTGGAAAGCAGGGATGCGAAGTTGCTTTCGGTTTCAGCCTCAATGTCGAAGTCTGGCGCGTCAGGCATATCAGGCTTCTCGACATCCACAGACGCCATCTGGGCGGCCTTAGGAGCCTTCACAGCAGCCTTTGGTGCCTTAGAGCCAGTGGCGTAGGCAACGTGCCAGTGATCACCTGTAGCGTGCTTAGAGCGCCCCTTGCCAACCTCTTCAATCGCCTCAACGACATCAAGGCCAGCATTCTTGAGCGAACTTACGTAATCCTTGAACTTGATGCCGGGGATCGGCACAATGTCGATGGCCCTGCCGATGTTATGATACGAACGCGGGTTTTTACGGCCAAGGTCACTTGTGGGTGAACGCTTGGTGCTTGTTACCCGCGCCGTAGGAAACAGCGACTTAACGAGGTTGACTGCATCTGGCATTAGCGATTGTTCCTTGGTGTCAGGAGGCCAGCAGCGGCAGCAGGGCTAAGAAGCGCCCGTGGCGTGATCCCCAGAGCCTGAGATGCCTTGCTTGGCGTCCGTCCAAGAATGCGAGCGATGGCTGCGCGACCCTGTGGCGTGTAAGGCGCGGCAATCAAAGCAATAGCAGATGCTTGCCCCGGCGTGACGCCTTCATAGCCAAGAGCCTGCGCGATGCCCTGTCCACCGGCAGCCAAACCACCTGTCAGAGCAAGATTGCGCGTCAACCTTGTCGCCGTCCCACTATCCGCCGTCCTTGATGGAATATTGCGGCCAGCGCGCGCCAAGTCAGCATAAGGTCCACGCCGTTCGCCTCTGCCAAATGCTGCAACAGCACGGTCGAGGGAGGATGGCGTAATTTTACCTTGCGCGCCAGACGCTGCCTTCTTGAGACGCGCTTGATGCGCCCAGCCAGCATTAACCTGCCGAAGTGCGGCAGCTTGACCGGGGTTTTGCTCTGCCAGCGCGTTCATCCATGTCTGACGCAGATTTGCAACCCCAGTGCCAAGGCGACGCTCAAACGGGTCAACTGATTTCATAAAAACATCGGATGATTTGCTGAGGCGGCTCAGTGCATCCTGAAGGTTTTTACCCCGGATCATTCCATCGCTGTCGGCAAGATCGGTGATGCTGTCCTTGATGATAGCAACCCAATCACGCTGAAGAGCCTTGCGACTGCTTGGAATGCCAAGATCGTCGAAAATACCTTTCGCACTTTTTGCGAAGTCGCGTGTAACGGTAAATTCGAGATTTGGAACAAGGGTATTATAGGCTTGCTGCAACTTACCTTTGACCCAGCCGACAGCCTCTTCGCCTTCAAGTTCCTTCGGGACAACGCGACCAACAAACGATGCCGCACGGTTGAGCGCAGACTTTTCAAAGTCCTTGCCAACTTGCTCGCGGCTATACTGAATAACGTCACCTATGCCGGGAATGCTGGTTGCGGCCTCTTCAATCCGCTGAAGCCCTCGCCCAAGCAGGCTTCCGCCCTCTCCAGCGATCATGCCGATTGTTGGGCTAACCCCCTCTTGACGAAGCGTTTGCAGCCCACGCGATACACTGGGGGCAATAACTCCCGAAATTACATTGGCTACAGGCTGCAACGCGCCAGAAATAGCCGCTCCCGCCCCAACATCACCAAGAAATTCAGGGATGCCTTGTGCGCGTGACAGCGCGGCGCTGGAAAGTCCGCCACCAATAGCCGCTTGCCCAACAGACGCAGGGGCGGTAACTGCACGAGTTGGCAACATAGCCGCAGTGCCAGCAATATTGCCCACAATCTGGCCCGCGCCTGAAGTATTGGCCCTACGCTGAATGTCCGTCTCAGAAAGCGTCTGTGCTGCCGTAGGAAGCCCCAACGCGGCACCAAGACGGTTAATCCCACTTACGCCGGGCAACTGCTCAAGTCGCGATGCAACAACGTCCAAAGGCTCCCGCGCACCAAGATAAAGGCCACGGAGAAAGCTGTCGTCGCTAGGCTGCGCTTCGCCAAGTTGCTGCTTGACGGCGTTGTCAATTACATCGTCTGGCGTACCTTCTGGGAATTCCAAAATTGTGCCGTCAGGAAGCTGAGCCTTAATCGCCATTACATTCTGTTCCCAAACCGATCAAATTTGATAACCTTGGGAGCCGATTGGCCACCCATCATTGCCTTTGTGCGGTTGATATTTGGCGTTGGCTTTTTAACGGATGACAACCGCTCGTTTACGAAATTCAAGCGTTCTGAAATGATGGAGCGAAGGCCGCCCAGCTTTTCCTCAACCACCTCATCGTTGTCATCAGATGATGGCTTAAAGGCTTCCAGCTTTTGCGCAAATTCGCGCATATCCTGAGCGCCCTCACCCGGCACACGAGTGATCTGGCTTGCCAAAGAGTAAAGCTGACTGGCTGCCGTGTTAAAGCGACCAACATCTTTTGCCACAGTGTCTCCCGGAAATACGCCCGGAAAATACTCACGCACAACCCGCCAAGGCTCTTTACCCTTCAGAGAGCGATTATAAATCTGCTCTGCACGATCCAGTTGCTTCGCTACGCTGCTCAATTGCGTTTTGGCAGATGAAAGCTCCTGATAAATTGCAGGCGTTGGGATATCTGCAGTTGCAACAGCAGTCGCCGCTTCCGTTCCCGGCTTCAAGCGCGCTTCGACGCCAGCCTTAGCCCCAGCTTCCGCTCCAGCCACAGCGCCACGAAAGCCCGGAGTTTCCGTTGGAGAAACTGGCTTTTGAAGAGCTTCTGGTGCCTGCTTTACAATCGGTGCGTCACGCCATCCCATTATGGTTTACTCCGAATATTGCCTTCAGGATCAACAAACTGCGTCCCAGATGGAAGCGCGTTATATTCTTCGTCGCTTGCGACTGTCGGCAGATTTTGCAAACGAGCAGATGGGTTTACGATAGCGCCAGTATAGGGATCGCGTGGGCGGCCAAGCGGATCAAATGCCAATCGCGTCGGGTCTTTTGCCTTGTTCTGCTCAATGACCAACTTTGCGAAGTCGTCTGCGCTCATCAATTGAACGGCGCGGGCAAGCTGCGGGTTTGTCTGCTCAAGCTGGGAAATGTATTGAGCCTTCACAGCCCCAAGTTGTGCCTGCTGCTCTGCCTGCTTACGAAGCTGGTCAATCTGGAGACGGCCTTGGACTTCCTGCAACTTCTGCTGCTGGAGGTTTTGGAACACCTGATCTGGCGTCTGTGTGCGGCCACGCGAAACTGAGCGTAGCAGCGAGCTAAGAGCAAGAAGTTTATCGCCACCACTTAGTTGCCCAGAGAGGTTGCCCTGCATAATCTGAGCCATCTGTTCGGCATCAGACATCGGCTGGGCTGGCTGCATTTGCTTTCCAAATAGTGCCATGATTAGAAAATCCCAAGTTTCTTGAGGCTGCCAAGAATGCCAGTTACATCGCTAGCTGCGCCAAGGAAGCCCTGACCCGGTGCAGTGGTCGTCTGCGTCGTTGATGTCGTTGCAGGAACGCCAGAAATACCCGACTGGAAGATTTTAAGCTGCTCAGCCGGGTAGCCGCGCTGTTCGAGGAAGTCCTTATACGCAAGGTCAAGGTTCTGCTGAGCCATGCCGCGCTGTGCCTGACCTGCACCGGCAAGCATCTGCTGACGGGCCTGCTCCTGCGAAATTGCCTGATTGCCAAAGCCTGCCAACTGAGACGCGCCAGCAAGCTGCTGCGTTGGCAAATTCGTCGCCATTCCAGCAGCCTGACTGTAACCCTGATTGTAAAGGTTCGCTAACGTCTGTGCGGTGTTTAAATCCTGCTCGCCAGCAATCTGCGCTTCATATACGCCGCGACGCTCATTGCCGAATGCGCGAGACTGAGCCAACTGAGCCTTCGTCGCTGCATCACGCTCTGCGCGAGACTGAGCAAGGCGGCGCATCGTCGCATCTACCACGTTTTCCTGATACGGAGACATGAAGCCTTGAACGTCGGTCTGGAACTGCGCGGGAGAGTAGCCAGCGGCGCGCTGTGCGGCCTGTGTGGCCTCTTCAAGCTGTGGAGCGCCAACGCGATTGGTTGCAGCCTGTTCGGCCATCTGGAAGGCTTGCTGCTCCTGTGGGCGGAACTCAGCAATGCGCGGGCCACCGTATGCCTGATAAGGGATCGACGAGACCTGCTGTGCCGCCTGAAAGTTGCGGGTCAGCAAATCCTGCACAAATGGGTTTAGCTGCTGCGTTGTCTGCTGTGTCGCAGTCTGACCGCCCTTAGACATACTTAAAGCTCCTTGGCGATGGTGGTGCAAACCTCTTGCCACCCGTCGCCTTTGAAAATCTTAACCCAACCCCGTCTACCAGATATTGACATGGAATTACAGCCTATAGTGATGGCAAATGCTCGCACAGAACGCTCCATTTCCAGCAATTCATCCAGATCACCCCCAGCAAGGAAAATGTGCATCACCTTCTTGCCCGGAAAGATTTGTATTTCAGTCACAACAGCCGATTTCTCACCCGGCCATAGCTGAAAGTTCCCAGTGACAATCCCATCCCAGATGTCGCGGATGTTGTGTGTCCCCTTCGTATATTCCAGTGCCGCTTTAATGTACGGCTGGCAGCGCATAAACTCTTCGACCATTACTGCTGGACCTGCGTCACTGCGACATGGGCCGTCGGTGCGGATGGAGCGAAAGCCGTTGCCGCCACGTTCGTCGGCTGCAAGCCTGTGTCGTCAACCGCCCAGAACAATTCGACGTAATCGTTTGCGCCCAGTGAAACGAAGTCGTTGATGGAGAGGACGGAATAGCCGCCACTGTCCTTCAATGAGCCGACAGCCGTGCTTGAGCCGATATTAGTCGTGCCGTTTTTCTTGAGCCACATCCAAGCAGACTTGGCGTTTGAGTTGCCTGCGGAGAACTGGATGCGGGCAGCGAAGTTATAGAGACCGCTGTGTGCTACAGTCAGGCGCGTTGTCGGACTTCCGGCCAACGTGATACCCTCTGTGATGACGGTTGTGTCCCACGCCAGCGCATAGGCTGTGCTGGCTGCCGCCGGTGTGATCGTCGCGTTCTTGGTGAACTGGCCGAAATAATATTGCTGCTCAATAGCTGGGCGGACGAAAATCTCACCGTCGCTTGTGCCGACTTTCAGAACAGCGGCGACCGGCACAACGTTATCGGGTGCTGTCGGCTTGACGTTTGTAAACGCACCCGCTGTTGTCGGAGATGCGTAGAGAATGTCACCGACGCTAAAGCCACTCGTATTGATGCCGCGAACGTGACCAAATGTGGTGCAATAGCCAACCTGCCCGCTGTCGGGAAGCTCATGGGTCATGACGCCAAGAATGTAGAGCGTCGGCGTTGCGCCATTGGCGAGATATTTCGTCACAGAAAGGACGTTGTTTGCGCCCACGCCTGAAAAGCCAACTACCGATCCGTTAGCTATCACCGATCCCGTCATATTCTCAACGCGGGCGTATGTCTCCTGACCGATCTGCTGAGTGACATCGTACTCCATGCCGAGGTCAAGCGTCCCGTCAATCGTATTCCATGACAGGCTTCCGGTGGACGGGGTGTGCGTGTCAGTTGTGATGAACGATGTATCGGAGACAATCAGCTTTGCTGGCTGGTAGACGCCAACATCTTGGCCTTTGGTGTACGCGCTGTTGGCGTTGAGTTCGATCAGCCGGTTACGCTGTGCCTCATAGGCTTGGCTGTATTGAAGCGGTGCTGGCGGTAGCTTCAGGCTCATCTACGCCCACCCTGAATGGCATTAAACCGCATAATCCCTACTCGCCAGTCGACATCACGTGCGCCATCAACGCGGACATTGATCTGGCGTCCATTAAATCGAATGGATGTCGGGTTTTCCAGCGTATATGGCCCGTATGATACCTCATCCCCATTGGGATAGTATTTCTTAACGAATGTCGCCGTCACATCGCCTTGTGTTTTCTCGTCTGGGATCAGCTCATTGACGTGCATAATTCGGTCGCCTTGCCCAATCTGGAAAGGCCCGCTTTCTGCGTATACGTCACCACCGCCCGGACGGTAGAAGGCGACTTCGTGGTCATAGACGTAGCCATCGGAAGCCCACATCATTGGGTAATTGAAGACGGTCTTATCGATGCCGCACGTCCGAGCCATCTGCCCAATTGACCAATGATTTTCTTGGTAGTTCCACGTGACATACCTATCATTTTCAATCGACGAAGAAGACGGATAGAACCACCAAATCTCGCCAAATTCTGTGTTTGGCACACAGACAATTTTAGACCGCTGAGCTCCGTTTAGATCGGAAAAGACATAATCCTCCACGTCAGACGGAAGTGGCTTCACATACCCATCGTAAATGAAGAAGCCGCGGTTGCCCATCCAAACGCTCATGTTATCAAGAACCGCTATGGCTTGGCGGGAGATGATGCCGCAGTTACGGCCAGCAGTCTCAAACTGGTAGGTAAACGGCAGGCCGACATAGCTTGCAACGTGCGCGTCAATGTCCGTCAGCACCAAGACCTGACCACGTACACGACGAGCGCACATGATTTTTCCGGGTGTTGTTAGGATAAAGCTGCCAGCCTGATTGGTAGATGAGGCCGTCCAAACGGTATTATCCTCTAGGTCACACCATGCGACTTTACGCGGGTTTCCACCGGCACCAAGCGCGAAGATAGAACGCTCATCAGTTACCGTAAGGCCGACACAGCCAGTCGGGGAGTTTGTGATCTGCGCGGCTACCGTTACCGGCGATACATCATCAAGCTGCCATTCGTACAATTTTCCGTCAGACGTGGCGCAGGCGACAAGATACTCTCCCCACGTATCAAGGCTCCATGTTGCCGCTTCAATAATTGGGCTAATGTCTGGCCGTGGAGTACCATAAGCATAGCTTCCGTACGTGAGATAGCCGTAGCCGGTAAAATCATTGCCATCTGCTGGGCCCGGAACAAAACCAACTGGGGTAATATCAACAAGCGCACCAGCAGCAGTCATGCTATAGAGTTTTGTGTTGGTCCCTACGCCAAGGCGGCGCGTTCCGTCATTAGAGCGCCATGCCAAAGTGGTGCGCGGGAAGCCATTAGTGGCTGCGTTATTACGAACGCGCCAGCCACCGACAGGCCGCATTGTGCCATTGTGCCAGCGCACAAGATTGGCATCATACCACCGCCCAGAAGCCTGAAGTTCAGTGCCGTTGCGATAAACGCCCGGAGGAATATTGAGCGGGATCAGCGTCATAGTTACTCTTCATCATCATGACTGAACGTAAACACCACCTCTATATCATCATTATCTGAATTTTGCCATGACTCCGCCATGAGCGCAGCATACGCAATTGTGTCTTCCGAGCTATCTTGATGCCAACCCTCAGAATGCTGCTGCCGAGCTAGTTTTAGCAGCATCATAAACAGCCAGCCGTCTTGTTCGCTCAGAATGTTGCCAGTCAAAACATTGAAAGCCGCAACCGTTCGGCCCATGCTCCGCTCGCCTTCTGGGCTGTCGTATTCCTGCCCACGTTCGAGCATCAAATCAGCGGCGCGCTCAAGAAACTCAATTGCCGAAATGGTCATCTTCACTGCCTCCGTCGAATACACATTCGCCTCTGAAATATGCCTTTTCATTGATAACCTCACACAACTCAGGAGGAAGCAGCATCCCATCCTTGAACGTCAGCACTGCAAAGCCAGACGTATGCGGAGACGGGTTGTTTTCAGCATAGTCAAACTGCGGGCCATGCGGATTGGAAAGAGTGCCTGTGTCGACACCATAGCGGCGGCCATTATAATCAGCCCAAGGCGTCACAGCGAGGCGATGCAGATGCCCGGTCACGATGCTACGGCCCGATTTAAGCGTGTTGTTATATGTGGCATGGATGCCGTTGTGATAGCGATGCTTTACCATCACATTTTCGTTGATCATCGTCGACCATGTGAAGTCCCAGCGGCTAAACTTCTCTTCAAGCCGCTGCACTACACCATCATATTCTGATGCGTTGACGCATAAGGCGCGGTCAAATCGGGCATCGTGGTTGCCGACGTTCCAAATCTTGACACAGCCCTTGGGGAGACGCTGTTCAATCTCATCAAGTCGGTCTTGGCAGGCTTCCAGCTCTTCCTTTACGGTGGGCAGCTCAGCCCAGCCCAGAGGCGCATGACGGCTAACACGTGCGCCATCAAACAAGTCGCCATTGGCAAATATCGTGCGGGGCTTCAAATCCTCAATCAGCAGCAGCAGAGCCTCATTGGCCGTCGTCCGCACCTGATCGGGCCACCAGTGCGCGTCAGAAAATGCAATGACAGTGCCTGTGTCGATGCTGAGGTCAATTTGTCGCTTGTAAGCGCGGCCAGCGTCGTCAGAGGCCCACTTGGTCGGCTTGCCATCTGACGGAACGCTCTTGAGAATGATCCCGCGCTGCGCTAATCTCTCCCGACGGGAATAGACGCCACGCTCTTTGATGCCAAGGATGGCCGCGACCTTGATTGGGCTGCCCTTGCCGCGCTCCCATGCTGCTATAAACTCTTCGTCTGTGAATGTTGCTGCTGGCACAATGTAATCTCCCTTACTTGGCTTCCAAAGCCTTCACCCATGCTTCGACTGTCAAGCGGTGCTTGACGCTGCAATCAGTATATCGCGCAATGATGTCACTTTCCCAGACAGCGCGATCAGGGTCAGTCAGAACTGCCGGTGGCGCTGGAAGCAGCGGGCAATTCGACGCTAGGTTTGCCGGTAGCTGCGGCATTGGCGTCACGGACACTGCCTTCGAGCAACCCGCTAATGCCATCAGGAGGAGTGCAATCAGCAGGCACAGCAGGAGCCGTTTTGTATATTTCACGAATAGTGTTGGTGCGTTCGGTTGCCACGACATTGGCTTGATCCCGCTCGATTTCGTAAATTTGCGAAACATCGTCTACCGCCTTTTGCATTTCGGCCCGTTGCTTTTCAGCCTTTTCCAGAGCCTTTGAATATGCCGCGTCACACTGCCAGTCACGGACTTTGTAACCGGCGGCTACGCCAATAACAAGAGTGCCTGCCGCCACATAGACCATCAACGGATTTGGGATCATGCCCACGTCCGATACTTTTTGGTCTTGGCGCGGCGGTCGTCGATCCCGTGGAGACCACCATTCACCCGTCTTGTGAGTGCGACAATAGCAGCTTCGTTCACACCTTTATCGCAGATGCCCCACAGCTTGTTGCGGTCAAAGAACCACAGCGCGCTTTCAAAGGCGAGTTCGGTCGCAACAATATCTGGGTTGTCCATGATGTCAGGGCGGCGAACGTAATCAGCAAACGCTTGATAGTTGTTCTTGCCGGTAAGCTGAAGCGCCCCGCGTCCACGAAACTTCCACCCGTCGCCGCTGCTCTCAGGCCCATTGCCCATGCGATTGGCGTAGACGCGGTTGGCTATCCTCTGCGGCTGGCGCGCATACATTTGTGCTGAGAGGCCAGCCGGGAAATACTTACCAAACGTGCTGCGAAGCCCTTTGGCGCTGTAGTTGAGGTTCTCCGAGAACGTCTTGAAGTTGCCGCTTTCGTGCGCCGTTTGAGCAAAAAAATGCGCAGCGCGATTTGGTGATAGCTTATAGTAAGCCGCAGCGCGCTTGAAAGTTCCCGGGCCAAACGCACCATCAGCCGTTGCTCCAATCTTCTTTTGCAGGTTAATCAGGCTCATTTGTCCTGCCCCTTGTTCCAAAGCTCAAAGAGCGTCTTGATCTTTTCCTCAACCACAGCGAGGCGCACGTCCATCTTGGCGAGGATGATGACCAGCGTGATGAAGGCAAGAACCAGCGGCCAGAGTTGCCCGATCAGTTCAACGGTGGAGAGATCACCCATCGTTATGCTACCGGATTACGCCAGTCGGGAAAGTCGTCCTCATCGACCACGCCATCGCCATTGGCGTCATAGCGCAGGTCGTTGCGGTACTTCTCCCAAGGAGCCATGTCGTCTTCGTCGTCGTCTAAATCTTCAACTTCGACAGCAGGTTCCGCCACGACTGCGGCAGGCGCGACAACAGTAGCTTCAGGTTTTGGGGCGTCAGGTGGGGGTAGATCGCCGCCCACAATTGGATCAGTCGGTTCATTTGAAGTATCCTTGTCACGGGCATTGGCGTTGAGGCTAAGGCCACCGAGCAGACCGACGAACGCACCGACGATAGTCTGGAACGCTGGGTTAATCGTCTCAAGAATAGCTGTGCTATCCACTAGTTCATTTGGCACAAACAGCGCCACAGCCAAAGCCGCCACCACCACAAGGATGACAGCGGACAGGGTGATGATAGCCACGCGGATCACAAACTCGACGGTATCGTTCACACCGTCCATCTTGCTTTCAAAGTCGTCTAGGAAGCTCATCGGTCAGCCTTATTGTCTAGCTTGTCCTCAATCCGGCGGAGGTGCAGCATCACCTCGTCGAACTTCTTGTCAATGGCGTTGAACTTCTCATCACCAAAATCTAGCTTGGTTTCTAGAATTGCCAGCCGGTTGCTCAACTTCGTCCAGACGCCAATGATGGCAAAAACGCCAGCAATGAGCGTCATGATCGTGTCGAAGCCGAATGACATATCCATTATGCTGCCGCCTTTTCCTACGGTTATCCCAGTACGCTAATTAAATTGCAGCAGGATCAACCCAGTCTGGATTGAGCTCCCACGAAGCGCCGTCGAACGCATACTTATTGCCTGCCCAATCGGCGGGGGCGGTGACGCCTTCGTAGACGACAGCGTTATCTGCGTTCAAGTCGGCCACGATGAACTTCGGAGGATCGCCAACAACGATATGGTCAGCGTTCAACGACACGACCACATCGTCAGCAAGCAGATACTTTGATAGGCTGGTGGCGGTTTCGACAATGGTCTTCATGGTTTAACCTTTCACTATAATTTTGGTAGCGGCGACAGCTGTGCCAGCAAATACGGATGGAACACCGGGAGAAAGCCCTAGAGTTCCGCTGGGCTGCACGTAGTACGATTGGCCCGGTGTCAGACCGGACTGCGCATCATCCACTGCTCCGACAATCTGAATAGTCGCTGATTGGCCGTTGGTATAATTGCCATCGCTGAAGCCAATAAAGTTTTCAGATGTTAGGTTAGTTACCGGGACGATAAACGTAAGAGCAGTGCCAAAACTAGAGTTGCCTACATCTGAATAAGCAATTACAAACTTCTGCGCGTTAGTATCGTAAACGGTTGCGGTAAAGGCGGTGCTTGCACTTTCAAAAACAGATGCAGTGCCAAAGCTGATGCTCGTACCCGAAACAGTTCCGACGATAGCGGTTCCAAAACTTGAGTTGCCTACATCAGCATAGGAGATAACGACTTTCTGCGTAACTGTATCGTAGGCAACGGAGATATTAGATGAGCTTGCACTTTCAAACACTACCGGAGTGCCGAAGCTTATGCTCGTGCCCGACACAGTGCCGACAACGGCGGTTCCGTAGCTGGAGTTGCCTGCGTCCGTGTACGCGATGACAATCCGCTGCGCATTGGCGTCGTAAGTAGTTGCAGCGTTTGAGGTGTAACCAGTTTCAAACACAACCTCCGTACCATAACTGATAACCGTACCAGTAAGCGTGCCGACAATGGCGGTGCCTTGATCTGCATTGCCTCCGTCCCTGTAAGCTACTACGACACGTTGCTGTGCAGTATGGTAAGCTGTAGAGATGCTAAAAGTTCTACCGCTGTTAAATGTAACCGGAGAGCCAAAGCTTATGGTTGTGCCCGACACGGTAGCCGCAATGGACCTCCCGATGTCGACGTTATCCGTATCTCGACAAGCTATAAACACAACATTTTGCGCAGCATGATACGTTGCGGAAATATCCGCTGTATTAAAACTTTGAAATACAACAGCCGTACCAAAACTGATGCTCGTGCCCGACACAGTGCCAACAATGGCAGTGCCAAAACTAGAGTTGCCCGCGTCTGAATAAGCAATTACAATACGCTGCGCGGTAGTATTGTACGTAGCCGAAATATAATTTGAAGTAGCACTTTCAAACACAACTGGAGTGCCAAAACTGATGCTAGTTCCGCTAACTGTCCCAACAACGGCAGTTCCGTAGTTGGAATTGCCGCCGTCTCGATACGCGATTACTACCTTCTGTGATACTGTGTCATAGGCAGCGGAGATATAATTTGAACTAGCACTGTCAAACACAGTCGGCGATCCTGCACCTCCTGCAATTGTTGCGATACTGACCGTGCCATCCACATTAATAATTACCGTTGAACCATCACTCAACGATCCAGATGCAATCGCGGTATATTTCGACGCGCTTATAGCGGCCCAGCTTGCGTTCGTTCCGTCAGTGGTGACGAACTTGCCAGCATTTCCCGCCTGATTGGGGAGTGCGCTTGAAAATGCCGTAGCGTTAACAAACTGCGTCGTCGCAACCTGATCGGTGCTGGTCCCTGTGGCTGCAGTCGGCGCGGTTGGTGTTCCAGTGAATGCAGGGGAAACGGTTGGTGCAAAATTGGCAGCGACAAATGCAGTCGTGGCGATCTGCGTTGTGTTAGTCCCGCCAGCCGCAGTCGGTGCAGTCGGTGTGCCAGTCAGCGCAGGAGATGCGAGAGGCGCATAGGTGGACGCCGCAACAGATGTCGAGAGCTTAGCATCAAGCTGCGTCTGAACGGCGGATGTAACGCCATCGAGATAGCTGATCTCAGTTGCTGAAACCGTACCGATGCTGGTCGTCGAAGGAAGTGTGACCGTCCCGGTGAACGTAGGGCCACTGAGAGGAGCAACAACGCCACCAGAAAGTGTGCCAGTGACATTGATCGTACCAGCGACGGTGAGCGTTTTGCCAACACCGACATTCAGACCAACACTGGTCCCACTTCCAGCCGCAGCGAATACGGCATCAACAAGGTCGAAGTCCGTATTGAGCTTCGTTCCCCAAGTGTCAGCGGATGCGCCTACTTCTGGTTTTGTAAGACCGAGATTGGTGGTCGTTGTATCAGCCATTAGCCAAAAGTCCTCGTCCGAGTAACTAACCTACTAGAGCCGGTTTTGGCCCTTTGCTCTGCAACTTCGTATTCAGCCATAAGCCGATCATAGATACCAGCCCAAACTGTAATGCGCTCATCTTCCTTCAAATACGGCGCGCTCTGAATAAGCGTTGCATACAGATATATATCAGGGTTGGCGGTTAAAAGCCAGTTGGATGTATTGCTGTCAGACAGGCCAGCGATCCGTGCATAATACATCAGTTCGCCAGTGTAAGAGGTGTCCGGCGCAGGGATGTGCTGAAACTGGGTGCCAACCGTCGAGAAGAAGATCGGCACACCAGACGTGGAAAACTTGGTCTTCTGGATAATGGCTTCTTCCGGCGTGACAAACTCGACAACCGTAATCGGGTTGGTCGTGATCTGATACCGAATTGTCTCCATCCAATCAGCTGGACGGTTCTCGTACTCTGCATCAACCGTAACCGTTGCCCGCGTCACCATTTCGGGAGCCCGCATACGGCGGTTAAGCGTTGCCTCTGCAAGCGCGATGAAGTTCGGAATAGCCGATGTCAGGTCATCACGATTGAGAAAATCAGCGACGGCGGACTTTAGTTCAGAGTACGTGGTAATCGCCATTAGATAGTCCCCGGCCTTGTGCGGAACGCCCGGTTGTCAGGATCGTTCAGCCATTTCGCCATAGCCTTCTGGTCATTCAGAATGCCTTGACGTTCCAGTTCGTAATACACTGAAAGCGGGATGCTGCCAACCTTCGTCCATTCCCCAAAGCGTTCGGGTGCAGCATTAAACTCACGCTTGTTCTGCTCGATGATGGCGGAGACGTCCTGCTCTTTCGAGATGATGGCTTCGTCTTTTTCGGCATCGTAATCGTAAAAGGTTTTGACGCCAGTGAATGCGTCATCGTTGATAAGGCGCTTAGTCATTGAACGTGGCTCCATGTTCTACCTGATCGGACGCCCCTAATGCAATTTTCACTGAGCTTTAACTCCCTTGCAATGCTGGCGGCATTTTTCTGGCTCGTTCTTATATACCTAACTAGCTCATCATTCAACTTAGCTTTGCCGTTGCCAGTACCCTTCGGAGCTACCGTCCGTTTTCTGCCCTTGGCGATCATATCAGCCGTGTTCTGCTTATACGTCCCAACCGTTAAATGATCTGGGTTTACGCAGGCTGGATTATCGCACGAGTGCATAACTACCAAACCATCTGGTATTAGTCCTTTGTGCATTTCATATGACAGGCGGTGCGCTGATAAGGTTGAGCTTCCCTTCCCGCCTTGCTGGATTATGCCGTAGCCGTTCGGCCTTCTATTACCAACCCAAATCCAGCAATCGCCAGTGCGCTCAATTTTCCGAAAAAACCTCTCTTCAAGAGAGCCTCGTGGCCTCGCAAGAGAAAATCGCGGGTCTTTGCGTCTGGCCTCCATATAATGAGCGCCGCAATACCCTCTGGCGACAAACGGCTTTGAGCAGCCTTCAATAATACATTCGCGCATAAAAAACTCCCGGTGCAGGAAGTTGTTCCATACACCGGGAGCCTTTAGTTGTAAAGTCGATACTAGCTCGTGGTCAAGTCCGCGCAAATCCCATGAGCCGCCTGCGAGTTGACCTTCAGGCCGTACTCAACGAGCATCAGACGCTTCTCTGCGTCACCCGTCTTCGCCAGTTCCATCTGCTGGATCGGACGAAGAATTGCCAGCGAGGCGTAATCGGGATCAACGATGAACGCATCACGGTCACGCTGGAAGCGGTTCGGGACGATGTTGACAGTGCCGAAGTCAGACACATACACGTCGGCAGCGCCGATGATCTGAGCCTGCTGACCAGCTGGAACGTCACGGAACTTCGTGGCGATACCAGCGAAGGCGGAAGCTGCCACCTTGTTGAACGGACCAACCATGAGCATCTTCGGAGTGCCGCCCTGCGTCCAGACGCTCTGGATGACATTCTTCAGCAGCGTTTCAGTGAACGCGCGCTGCGTACCGTCAGTACGAGCAGCCGTCGGGGTCGAGCCAACCGTCGGGTTCGCACCACCAACACCCGTCGAGGTGTTCGAGGTCAACCAAGCAGGAAGGCCAGCGGTACGGCGGGCGGTCGTGGTGTTACCGGCAACTGCAGCTTGGTTAGCAAGCAGAGCAGCTTCCATGTCGCGCTTCAGTTCCGAGCCCAGCTTGGCGAGCTGATAGGTCAGTTCCGAGCGACGGCCAGCCTTATCGACGCTTTCGAGCGTGCCGGAGATGACGACGTTCTTCGTGCTGATCTGCGTGTAGTTACCAACGCGGCTGGTCGGCGTAACAGCAGTGAACGAGGAGATATCGTCGCCTTCGAGAGCGGCGTTAGCGGCGGAAGCGGCTGCGAGAGCGTCCGTCTGCCATTCGAAGTACGTGTTCTTGACGTTCTCACGGCCAACGTTCGAGATGAACGGGGTTTCTTCCGGCGAGATGTTATAGATGACGTTCGAGAGGTCTTCACGAATACCGATAGCGGAGTACCGGGTAAAAGTATTTGCAACAATTGCCATGATCTATGTCCTATTAAATGAGTTTGTCCAAAAGAGCGGCTGCATCTGAGATACGGCCACTACGCACAAGGCGCTGAGACGCTTTCTTTACATCGGTTGAACGGACGTTGACCTGAGAGCCACTGCTGCCGGGGCGGATAACCTTGGCACCCTTTTTAGGGGAAGCCTTGGCCTGTTGCACCTTAGTGCGGCCCTTATCGTACAGCATGGCTTTGCGGAGAAGTGCGACATGGCTGGCTTGGCGCAGGCTTTCAATTTCCTGCTCTGACAGCCCCTGAGCTACCGCCCAGTCACGCAATTCCTTTGCTTCCTGAGCCATAGTTGCCTGATCTTTCCACTCGGGAATAACATCTGGCAGCTTAGCACGTTCAGCTTCCACAAAAGCCCTAATCGCTCTTGTCTGGTCGGTGACGGCTTCCTGTGCGAGACGCTGCTGTTCAGCCTGCATGGCCTGTAAGCGATACGTTTGTTCCTCACGGGATTTACGCCACTGTCGTTCTAACCGCGCCGCCTCAATGGGGTCTTCGTTATAAAGAGTGTCCCAATCAGGCTCTGCACTGACTTGCTGCAATAGTTGCTGCTGGAGCAACGGCAGAAGCTCAGCGTATTGAGCGCGTTCCTGACGGATGGTTTCAGCCTCACTTTGGAACGCTTTACGTTCTTCAGCTAGGGCCTGAGCCTTCCGCGTGTAATCTGAAGTCCGGCTATAACCATTCCGAAGTTCAGCTAGGGTGACTTCAACCTCGTTACCGTCAACTTTTACCTTGACCGTAACGTCATCGGGAAGTTCCTGCGTTCCTTCTTCCTCGTTATCGTCTTCGTCCAGTTCGGCTTCGTCGTCATACTCAGCTCCATCTTCGCCGTCTTCGGCATCAACTTCGCCTTCGTATTCCTCTTCAGCCTCACCCGTTTCCGGGTCTAGCGCCTCAGCTTCATCTTGGGTGTCCTCTTCAGGGCCAAGCAATTTGCTGATGGCTAAGGTTGCTTCGTGGAGGCCGATCCCAGTATCGGGGTTGCCGACTTGTTCCGTCATATATCACCTTTTTTCATAAATGTTAATTCCTTGATGCAAGCACTCCTGCGTCAAGGGTCGCCTGTAGGCGGGCTTTCAAACGCTCTAATCCTTTTAGCGTGTGAAACAGGTCTTGGCGCTGCCGATCATCGCCCAATGCGGTCGTGCGCCATTCAGTGTAAATGTCAGCCTCAACTTGCTCCATAGCAGCGATGAAAGTTTCATCTTCCAAGATGCGCTTGGCATGATTGGCCTGAGTGATAACTTGACCTTTATCCATCAGATTAACGGCTGATAGATTGGCGTTGCGGCAGCAGCGGGCGCAGAAGAGCCAGCAGATGCACCGGAAACAAGGCGGTTATACTCAGGCCGGAAGAATGTCGCCTCCGGGCCAAAGCCGTAACGCTCGTAATCGAGAATGTTAGGCTGTGCGCGGTAATCCATGCCAGTGCCAAATCCTGTGCCAGCGCCGAATGGTGAGACATAAGGAGTTGTGGAGCCAGCGCCACCTCTACTACCACCACCACCAACAGCACTGCCAAGCAACGATGCGACAGCCAGATAATCAGTCAGACCCATGTTTGACGTAATCCGGTCAAGAAGGCTCTCGTTTTTAGGTGCCATCGCAACGTCTTTAAGTATTTCAGCTACTGGAGCGCCAGCAACATCAAGTGGGCCAATATCTGGAACGGGTGATGGCGTTACCGTCGTAGCAGATGGCGCTGTAACCAGAATGTCGCTTGGGAACGATGCAGGTGGTGCGACTGACGGCGTATCTGGCTGCGTAGTCGGCTGTGTCTGCGCGTTGACTAAAATGTCACTTGGGAACGCAATCGGTGGCGTGACAGACGGCGCTTCAGGCTGTGGGATAGCCTCAGGCTGTGCAGTAACTAAAATGTCACTTGGGAATGCAATTGGTGTGGCAACTTGTGGCGCATCAGGCTGTGAAGTCGGTGGCGTCTGAGCGTTTACCAAAATACTGTCTAAGAACGACAAAGGAGGCTCAGGCACAGTAGCTTCAGGAACTGCCACCGGCTGCGGCTGCGCGCTAACCAAAATATTTTCTGGGAACGTCACAGGAGCCGCGACAGGAGGCTCCTGATATGCGGGTTCAGGCTGCATCGGAGCGTTAACAAGAATTTCAGTTGGCACAGAAACTGGAGGAGCAGGTGTCGGAGCGTCCACCGGCTCTGTTGGCTGTGGCTGCGCATTAACCAGAATGTTTTCCAACAATGAAGTCGGCGGCGATACAGCAGGAACCTCATAGTTCGGTGGTGGCGCGGGCTGCGCATTCACTAGAATGTTTTCTGGGAACGTCACAGGAGCCGCGACAGGAGGGGTTTCTGGCTGCGGCACTGGTTGCGGCTGCGCATTCACTAGAATGTTTTCCGGGAATGAAACTGGCGTTGTTATAATAGGCGTCTCATAAATTGGCTGTGGCTGTGGCTGTGGCTGTGGCTGTGCT